GTGGTAATTGCAGGATTAGAGAGTGCAGTATCAATCGCTAAACTATTATTAGAAACAAGGGGGATAATTTATGACATAAAACAAAATGATAAATAACTATGTAGATATATTTGATTATATTACGACGCAAGAAAAGAACTATAAGAAGCCTATACCTATTAACGATGTATACAACTGGTGTATGTATGACCATATTAAGACATCAGACCTATACAACAATTCACAGTTGATGACAGGCAAAGACGATTTCAAGCCTGTAAAGAACATCACAAGACCAATTCTAAACCTACAATACCGAACAGAAGATATTGAGTTAAAAGATGTGCAGATTTACATTGATAACCCAGATAAGTTTCATCTATCATTCTTAATTAAGAAGTACCACGATGATGTATTTGTGCAGGAATATGACCTTGATAGTTTCTTTGATGAGTTAAATGTATCAAGAATATTATTTGGTGGAGGACTATCTAAGGAAGTTGCCTATGCTTGTGAGGTTGTGCCATTACAGACACTCGCATTTTGTGACCAGACAGACATGCTTTCAGCACCGCTTGGCATAAGACACTACTATTCACCAGACCAACTTATAGACATGGCAGAATATGGTTGGGGTAATGTAAAGAATGGCGCAACAATCTCATTAAAGGATTTGATTGCATTATCAAGAGAAGAAAAAGCAAACGAAGCATCAGACGATAAGTCAAAGAAAACAACAGGAAGATATGTAGAAGTGTTTGAGGTTCATGGAAACTTGCCAAAGAAGTTTGCAGACCCATTTGACACATCAGAAGAATACGAAACTCGTTTGTATATCGTGGCTTTCTATCAAAAGAAAAACAGCACAGACAAGCAAGGTGTTATTCTTTACACAGCACTAGAACCAAAGTCACCATTCAAACTTATCAAGCGAGACCCAGTATTCGGTCGTGCATTAGGTTTTGGAGGTGCAGAAGAACTATTTGAAGCACAGGTATGGATTAACTACGACATGATTCGTATTCAAGATATGCTTGACGCGGCATCTAAGACTATTCTAAAAGCAACAGGAGCAAATAGCTCACTACTAGCAAAGAAACAAAAGGTGCGCGACCTTTCAAACCTTGAAATTCTTGATGTAGGCGATGGCGATTTAGGTCAAGTTGATACATTTCCTCGTAACCTACAAGTATTTGATAATTCAGTTGCTATGTGGGAAGCACACGCACAGACAATGGGTGCAGCAAACGATTCAATCATGGGTAATTCTCCTGCGTCTGGCACACCTTTCAAATTACAGGAACTTGTGACAAGAGAAGCTTATGACTTACACGATTACAGACGAGGTATCTATGCAAAACACATAGAGGAAATATACAAAGATGTGTATATCCCTATGATTATAAAAAAGATATGCGAGGGAACGCAGTTTCTATCTGAACTATCACTTGATGAGTTGCAGTATGTTGGTAAAAAGGTAGCAACTTATGAAGCAAACAAAAAGATAGTAGAAAAAGTATTGCAAGGTGAGACAGTAACACCAGAACAACAGAAGTTTATGACAGAGTTAGAAATGCAGACATTCAAAGATAAAGGCACTAAACACTTTATAGAGATATTAAAAAATGAGTTCAAAGATACACCACTTGCAGTCAAAGTATCAGTAAAAGGTAAGTCAAAAGACCTATCAGGCAGAACAGACAAGCTCGTAAACATCTTTAGACAAGTTATAGTAAACCCAGCAGTCCTACAAATCCCTGCTATTGGCAAGATATTTAACGATATACTTGAATCATCAGGACTAGAACCAGCAGATTTTACTGGAATAACAGACGAACAGGTGCAGAAAACTTTGCCACAAGGAGCGCCACAACCAATGATGAATAACATGACAGCAAATGGATAAACAAATATTAAGAGTAATTGCAGACAATCCAGCACTATTTGATTGCCTTAAAAATCATATCCTTGATGAGTTTGAGGTAGAAACACCTCAGGCAGATTTAGGAGTAACAGATGAAGTGTTAGGGCAGATATTTAGAGCAAGATTAGTAGGTAAAAACAAAGTACAGAGTGCATTCAAGAAGGTGCTAACATATAAGACAGTAGAAATTTTAGAGGAAAAAATAAATATGGCAAGATAATTGTTGACTAGGTAAAATCGTGATATAATACACTTACAAATAAAATAAAAATAATGTTCAATAAATATAAAAATCTATCAGCATCGGCATCAATCAAAGCAGGCGCAGGTTATGTATCTGGAATCTTAGTTAATTCACACACAACAGGAACTTTGAAACTTTGGGATTCTCTATCAGCCACAGGAACTATTATTTGCAATACAATTACATTTAACAACACAGACAGAACTATCTTTTTGTTAGAGCTTGCATTTACAACAGGACTATTTGCAACTATTGGAGGAACAGCGGCAGACATCACAGTTGTTTACAAGTAGCTGTGTGGGTTATCACTCCCTTACAAAAGTGTGGAAATTGGAATAAGTTATCACTCTTATCCAAAATCTTTTAATAAAAAGTGCGCAACTTATTTATCATTATATGGAAACAGAAAATGAAGATGGAATTGAAATAGAGGAAACTCTTGATATTCTTGAAACAGAAGAAGAAGATACAACAGATTGGAAAGCAGAAGCGCAGACACTTAGAGATAAAGCTATTGCACAACGAGAACGAACAAGACTTCTAAAACAGGAGCTTGCAGACACTAAAAGGGCAGTAGGTATCGCTAGTAAAGCAAAAACAAACGATTTAGACGAAACACAGTTGGATTATCTTGACTTAAAAGGCATTTCTGAAGAAGACGATATCAAAATTCTCTCAAGACACGTTCAAAGAACGGGAGAGACAATAAGGCAAGCCTTAAAAGATGAATACGTCATATCTAAGTTAGCAGCTAATACACAAGCAAGAGAAGTCAAAGGTGCTATACCAAGTGCAACAAAGCGAGGTGGCAATCAAGTTAATGATATAGCTTCAGCAGTTGCAAGGTTTGACCAAACAGGCGAGTTACCATCAGATTTCAAATTACGTTCCGAAGTAGTGAACGCTATATCTGACAAGGGACACGCAAAAAAACCATCTTGGGGATAGTCTAAGCCGTTTGATTATTAAAACTAATTAAACATAATGGCAAATACAATAATTTATCAAGCATTGTGGGAAAACAAGCTCGCTCAGCGTCTTGACAAGCCACAGAACTGGAAAGAAGTTAACGATGTAGTCTACACAGACACACAGGCATACAACTTTCCTTTGGTTGCAGCAGCAAACGAACCAGCAGTTGTTACTCTTACAAACACAGCAGCAGGTCGTTCAACTCTATCTAACGTCATTCCTTTTATTGACGTTACAGAGACAAACCAGACTTTGACAATCATCACAGCAGAAATTGATTCTGTATATCTTGATTACGCTGACCAAGCTCAATCCAACTACGCTAAAATGGCGGAAATGGGAACACTTCTTGGAAAGAAAATCGGAGAACGCGCAGAAACAATCTCTCTTGGTAACCACGCAAACTGGACTAACATCGGAGATACTGGAGGAGGTGCAGTTGGACTTTCAACAACAGCTCTAACAGTTTCAGCAAACAACGTAGACGACATTGTACGAGGTATCATTGAACAGATTTACACAGCAAACGGCTTTAATCTTTACAAAGAAAATGGTGCATTCGTAGAATGGAGACCAGCAGATTGGACTTTTATGGTTCAATTCATGCAGGCAAACGGATTCAACATGGCTGACGCTGCCCTAAAATCAGGTGGTTCAATCGGTGTTGATTACCTTGGTATTTACCACTACGTTTCAACAGCACACGCAGCAGGTCACTTGTTTGCAGGTGTAAGAGGAGTACAAAAGTTTGGTATTCTAAAAAGCACTTATGGACGAACTTATGTAAATGAAATGCCAGCTTCTTCAACAGCTGGGTCGCTTTCAGGTACACAAATTCACACTCGTCTAGATTACGGACTACTTGTGCCAACAAACCTTCTTCCAACACTTTACGACGTAAACGTAGCCTAAGTATTATTAACTAATTAAAAAATACTATGGGAGCAACATCAGATTACGCAGCAGACTTATCAAGACAAATTGCAGCTAACAATCCAGCAGGAGCATTACTATCAGTTGCTAAGGCAATTTATAGTTTTGGAACTGACGGAGGTGTTATTGGACTTATTACACCTAGACTAACAG